GGTAATTTCATCTGCTCGGCCATTAAGATAAAAATACTTACTGTATCTTTCGGCCATTGGACTATTTACATAAGCTGCTGCGCTAGTAAGTTCATTTGTTAAAAGTGGACGCTTTAATGGATTCATTAGATCTTTATAGGGCGCAGTCTTTAATCTTAAAATAAAACTAATAGTATCTGCCACACTACTTTCAGCATCATTAACTGTTACACTATAGGTGTCATTACCTTGAGCCTGTAAAGTATCTAATACATTGGTGATATCGCTGGGAGTAATAACTCCTACTTCTTCGCCGGGTTGTCTTTTTGTAAATTTTGCAAACATTGCAGCGCCAAGAATACCTTCACTTACTTCGCCGCGATTACTAATTTTCTCCCCGGTTTTATTTAATGCTTTTTCAATTTTACTTGTGGTACCTTTAACAATAAAGTACAAATCGTCTTCCGTACGGAATTCGTAAGTATCTGTGCCGGCTCCAAATTGAACCATATGATCGTAACTACCTCGTATAGTAAGAGTATCGTTGCCAGTGGATTTGTTAGTTAATTCTATTGGACCTACAACCGTCAAACCTTGATTGGCTAAACTGCCTGCAAGAGTTTTTCCTAATTCGCTATCGCCAATTATAAACTTTTGTCCAGGGCCGTATTTGGACAGGGTCACTTCGTTAAGTATAATGTTAATTAAATCGCGCATAATAACATATTTACCGCGCTGTGTCTAGAGACGCTCTATGTCCTCTTCTATGCATTTATCACCGTATTGTATTTCAATAATGGTACAAGGTTTGGTAAAAGGATTAGTAAGTTGGTGCCAAGCACGGGCTGGCACACGCCATTCGTCGTATTTTTCAAGTATTTTGGGTGGCTTACTCATGTCTCCGGGCAAGGCCATGTTGATCATGCACATGCCCGATGTGACCATCCAATATTCACTGCGATGTCGATGACGCTGCATGCTTAATGTTTGACCTGGTCTAATTGTTAATGTTTTGACTTTGGCACCGGGTATCTCGTTTAGTACAGTATAGGAACCCCAGGATCTTTCTACTTCCAATGAGGTCCAACGCCGTAATATATCGCTGCTGCTATTTTTTTTACTGTGGCCACCTACTCCAAATACAAATTCAACTCCAGGTTCATCCAGTTCTGGAATATTTTTTGCAGTTCTATCACCACCATTGGCAAATATCAATCTAGCATCAGGATAATGGGCTCGTACCTGCTGTATGAAATGTCTAGCTGATCCATCCTCATCATCAAAAGTATAAACTTCATCTACCATGGCCAGATTATTAATTACACAAACACGTTCGTTCCATGGCATGAAAGCGCGACCTTTTTTTCGTTCAAGCCATTCGTCGCTGTTAAGCCCTACGATTAACATGTCGCCAAGTGTCTTGGCTTGTTTCAAGTATGAGATATGACCAGAATGTACCGGATCAAATCCTCCAGTTGCAAGAACTACTTTCATTCTCTCACTCTATAATAGTCTTTATCCAACCAAGTTGTAAGTATTTCTTCTTGTCGTACATAACCATACTTGCTGACACAATTTTTTACACTTTCATTTACTAGATTGTTGTCAATCAAATCATGCCATGAGGTTTTTTGTGGATCAAACGGTGGTATTTCACTTTTATATACAGCAATATACAACCACATGTCGTTGGCATTTTTGTAAAAATAAGCATCGCGGCAGTCAAAACCATTTACCGCCAACATGTACATCATATTAACTGCATTGTGATTAAAATAAGAACCATTTGAACTAGAATTGTTTAATCTATTATTTGCATAATACACAGATTGCGGAACACTGATGATCAACATTCCATTGACACTCATCATGTCATTCCATTGACGCAAAGTATAGACTGGATTGGTAATATATTGAAAAGTGTCATGACACCAAACTAAATCAATTTGTCTAGAAATAAATCTGTCTGGATCTTCTAGATCTGCTTGAACGGGCTTAACATTTGGTAAATTCAAAATGTTATTTCTGATTTGTTTTATGTTTCTATCTACTGCATAACAAAGATAGTTCCTGGGTTCCGGCGGTTCATCTCTGGTATGAAGATTGGCCCACCATTCTATGTTCAAGCCCTCACCGCAGCCAAAATCAGCAATCACTTCTAAACTGTCTAGAAAGCTGTCATATTGATACAGTAAATCTCTAACAAATTGTGTGTGATCGTAACTGGCCTCTGCGTTTTTAAACTGACCCATTTTGTAGTACCTCGATAACTATTTTTTCTTTCAGTGGCTTTAATCTAGATTCAAGCTGGTAGCATGCTTCAGCAATCTCTCGTTCTGATCCCCAATTGAGATTGTGAATCAAATTGACAGCCCAGCGACCGCAAGTGTCTTTTTCAATTTGTATATCAACAGCATTATTTTTTGGTCGGGCATGAGAACAAAGTGCCCATTCTCGTAAAATATTATTAGCGTATTCTTTGTGATTCATAAGTAGAACCAATCTTTCCATTTTTCCTTTTTGCTTAAACATCTTTTTCTAATTGTATAATCGCTTAAATTATAATGTTTAGTAGTTTCTGTTATTGAATTAAAAATTCCATAAGGTGTAGATATTTTCTTAGAGTTAACATGATTATTTCCTGATCTTTTTGCACTGCTTTCTCTGCGTTGTGCTGCTCCTTCAGCTCCATAAATTTCCTCCCATGTTTTATCTTTTTTTGCTTGGGACATTTTTTGTATTTGACAATCCAACATTTTGCGTCCTGTTAATTTTTGTTTTATTTTATCTATTCTATCTTTAGAGTATTTTAAACCAAATTGGTGATTGTTTCCTGCTAAATGTCTATTAGTTGCCATAATAGCAATTCTTATATCAACTTCTTTGGAAAGACCTTTATTCCAGGCAGGATGTCCAGGTTTGGTCCTGTTTATCTTTCCTCTTTGTCCTCGCATTTTTTCTTTACTTTTTTCTGAGTGTGTTTTATCATGTTTAAATCTGCTTTTATCACCTTTTTTTTGATAATGTTTATTTAAACATTTTATATTGTTAAAATTTTGTTCAATTAATTCTTGTTCAAAATCATACGCATCATTTTTAGAAAAAAATTCAGCTAAAATTTCAATGTGAAAATTGTAAAAGTTGTTTTTTACATATTTAGATGAAGTAAAATATTTTTTTCCAATATCATGTTCGGCTTTTAAATTTAAACATACATTTTTACTTCTATAACCAAAATAAAACTCACCTGTAATTTTATTGGTTAACTTATACACATATGGTAATATCATTATTCAGTCTCTTAAACTAATATCCTCCATTCCAGCAACGCGGAGTCTAACAATATTATTTATTTGAAATGCCTTAGTTTCTATACCTTTCATAACTCCAAGCCATTTGTTTCTAAGCAAAGCAACTTCGTTAATGATAGTTTCAAAGTCAATGACTTCGTCCTCACCATCTGTATATTTCTCTGCGTCGCGACTTGTAAGAGCTCGGGCATAAGATTCCAAGTACTTTTGAAAATGCCGTCGTCTAATCTTGCGAAGTTGTATATTAAGATAGTTAAGTACAGCTTCAATCTCCTGGAGCTGGTTAAATCTGTGCTCTGTAATGCCCGGTAGATTGGCAGCGGACTTTTCGACATTGCCTCTTATTGATGTTTCTGTTTTTGCCTGTGCGAGTTCGCCTTCATAATAATCAATGAAGGCCGGAATTTCTCCAAGGTCAGCAACAACACGATTATACCACATCAGTCTTCGTAATCAATTTCTTCGTCTTCGTCATCAAGATATTCTTCAATGGCACGTTTGGTATAACTATCAGTGCCACCAAATTCTCTTAATTCTTTATCGCTTAGGTTATCCACTAGCAGACTGACCAAGTTGTCGGCAGCGGCTTGCCGTTCCTTGGCAGGAATGTATTCTTTAAGCGTAATATAAGATTCGATTAAGACTTCAACATCAATGCTCATTCGACAGTTTCCTCTTCTGGTTGAACAGCAGCGGTATCTTTATGCGGGTTAGCAGTAAAGTCTTTCATTACACGATCCAAACTACCATCATCATTGCGTTCCCATGCCTTGCGGAACTGTTTGATAACGGTACCATCTGCTAGCGTGTATTTAAGACTGTTGCCTTCTTTTTGCAATAATCCTTTGCCTTCGAACATATCAACTAGACCCGAATACGGATTCATACCAGACTCATACGGAATCTTGACCTGCACACTTTCAAACGGTTTGGCATAGCGTGTTTTCATGATCTTGCAAGCTGCACGAATACCCTTTACTTCTGAAATCTTGTTGCCATCTTCGTCTTCTTTGAGTTTGAGTTTCCTCATTGCAACAACGATCGAGCTTGCATAGATAAAGCCTTGTCCGCCTGAGATCTTGTCATCTGGATCAAACATATCTTGGCTGGCATAGGTATGATTTGTGGCAACTAAACCGATGTTCAAGCTACCGAACATGTTAACACAGTTACGTACAAGTGCTGTAAGTGCCTTGGGCTTACGACCCATGTCGCCTTTTAGATCACCGGCTTCAAACTGATTGACATCTGTTGGAGTTAGCAACATACCCAAACTGTCTAATACGATTAAGACTTTGGGACGCTGGTCTTCTGGAAGTGTTTTGTACTCTTTGACGAACTCTGTAATCATTTTGGCAACATCATCAATCATTGCCATGTTGAGTTTGAGAAGCTTGTTTTCAGAAGTATCGACGCCGAGTGCGTGAAGCCAGGCCTCGTCGAGTGCGTTTTCAGTATCGATAAGAATAACATATATACCTTGTTCTTGTGCGTTCTTAACCAGATTTCCTGAGCAGATAAAGCTTTTGCCTGCACCAGACTCTCCAGCAAACACAGTAACCTTACCCATTGGAATGCCCTTATTAAAATCCCCGCTGATGAGATAGTTAAGAGCGTAATTGTTTGTGGAGATCCAGTCTGTTGGGTCGTTGAATCCTACGCTGATACCGTCAATGCTTTTTGTAATACTTTTACGAAATTTGCTTACGTCAAATGGTTTGGTTGCCATGATTGTTGGTCCTTAAAAAAGTTATTATAACATATTTTGTAAAACTATGTAAAACATTCTAAATGTTTTTGATATTGCCTACTCATGTACCAATCATAATTATAATCAATTGTATCCTGTTCTAGCAAATACAAATCATGCCATTCATGATTGGTAAGTTTTTCAAATTTTGAAACCATGAACATCATTTCAAGCAATCTGTGTATAGGATTTTGTATATTATCAAATTTATAATCAAAAACTTTATGATACAATTTGAATCCATAATGTTTTTCAACATAATGATGCCAATTTGGTTGTGCGTATCCTACCCATAAATTTTTAAATGCTACTGGATATAAAATTTTTTCACTTACAAAAGGATAATAGCTTGTGCCCATCGTTTCTGAGACAATGTGCAAAAAAGAAAAAAATACACAAGGTGCCAAAACTTTTGCGCAATGCCCAATAAATTTTTTTCCATAAGTGTCATTCATATAATCCAAATATTTTTTTGAATAGATGGAACTGTAAAATTCATCATCAGCAAGAATGAATTTTCTATATAACCTTTCTTGATCGTTTTCTAAATAATCACAAATTAATCCGTCAATTTCTTGACTAGAAGTAACAAAATTCTTAGTATTAAATTTTGGGTCAAAATAATTAAATTTTTGTAAAGCAGATACTAACAACTGTCGCGAATCGTGTTTTACACCGTTAAAGGAACTGATAAAATTTTTAAATGTTTTTTGTTGGCTGGATTTTATATCAGGAAAATTATTTAGACACCAGGCAGCATAGTTAAAATCAAATTGAAAATGTAAATGTTTGTAATTATTTCTAATTTGATCATTAACAACATAGGCTAATAAAACCTCTTTTGAATCTTGAATTTTATCTAAAGATTCATTATGTAAATTTTTATCAAACCCGCAACCGTGATCGTATAGACTATATTTTGTATCAGACACCTGATTTAAATAATTACACTCTTGACTACATTCCTGGTTTTTCATCGACGTTTACTTGATATCCTAATTCTTTGGCTTTTTGAAGAAAAATTATTTTCCTACGTTCTCGTGTTTCGTAATCTAAATTTATAGCTTTATTTTCCCAAAGATGAATTTTGTTACCTATTGTTACATTATAGTCTTCTGCCTGTTGATATAAGTCGGTTAAGTCGGTTACAGTTAAAGTACCTCCTATACTGAGATTCATTAAAGGAAATCCTGCATATTCTTTGTGATTATCTAACCATTGTAGGCTTTCCTGAAAATCTTTTTCTGTTTCATTCACATATCCAATTATCATCAAAAATTCTAAACCAACTTGATATTTTTTAGCCATTTGCAAACCAAAAAGAATATCTTTATTATTGAACTTTTTACGCATATGATAGCGTGTGGAATCTATAAAGGTTTCTATTCCTATTCTTAACAAGGTCGCACCAGATTCTGCAGTTAATTTCCAATCCTCTTCTGGCATTTGCTCTTGAGGGCGAAAAATAAAAAAACCAGTCCATTGTATTTTTTTCTCTGCGGTTTTGTTATAATCACCAACTAATTTACACAATTTTCTATATTCGGTAATACTACCATTGACTAAGCTATCTCTAAAATAGAAATTTGTTATTCCAGTTTTATCAATTTGATAAAGCATTTCTTTGAATACATCTTCTGCATATCTAAGTTTAAATTTTTTCCACAATTTATAAACATCACAAAAAGTGCAACGTCTCACACAACCACGACTTGCGTACATTGGCAAACGTTTTGTTTCATAAAGAGCCCAATTATAGTCATCGTAATCAGAAAAAGGTTGTTTTGACAGATCATCTAAAGCTTGAAAAGTTTCACTATTAACACCATCTGATGATCCTGTTAGCAAATTATAAAGCGGTTCCTCTCCGTCTCCTACAATGTAATGATCAATTAATTTTGCTTTTTTTAAAATTTTTCCATATGGTCTTGGACTTTTAGGATCAGTGAATACTGCGTTTCCTCCAATCACAATTTTTACATCATAATTTTTTTTAATAAACTTACAAAGCTGCACGTTTAATTTTTTAGCAGTATGACAGAACAAACTTAAACATATCCATTTAGGATTTTCAGTCATTATTCTTGAGGTAATATACTTTACTATTTCTACAATTACTTCTTGTACTTCAACGCAATCATTATACTCCTCATAATCAAACCATCTAATTACACGAGGCTTTATATCTGCATAGTGATCATTTAAGAACTTAATTGTTTCTGCATTAAAGTCGAAAGTGCTGCACGTAAGACCTGTTTTTTTGACGACTCCTTTTAATAATGCCGGAGCCATTAAAGGT